TCACCTCTGCCCTTTCGAGCGAATCTGGACGTCACAACGTCCCCCGTCCACTTTCTGAACGATAGCGACATACTCAAACCCATCATTCATGCAATGAATCAGCCTGGCGGTAAGATTGGAGACAATGGATCCGGCAACTTGACCGCCCTTATCGAGGACCAATATGGGGCCATCGGAGTCTTGAAGCTGCATATCAAGGATGTCGCCAACGGATAGGCCCTGAACCACATCCGGGTCGGGTGAGGCCAAGGACGTCTTATGGTTAACTTTCGCACAGTCCGGCATCTCGCCTGGTGACGGGGTGGGCCCTCCTCCTCCTGGACCTGACATAACTTGACTCCTTTCAAAGGTATTTATGCAGCCTCATTATTAGTACGATCACCTTTGATCTGGTCAAGCATTTTCTGCGGCAGTACTGGTAGGTTGCGCATGGTATTCCAGATGAGCACATCGAGTACCGATGCTCTCACCGCCACGACGCTGGCAAAATCGAGGAACCTGCTTTCCAAAGCACGGTAAGTGCGAGGCGTAACCCTATCTGTGTCAAATATCCCGGCAATCCGTCCGGCGCGAAGGACATGAATGTCCAGTATGGCCACCTCGTCACTGCGCCACCAGTTCCTGGTAATCCAAGAAGCTGTCTTAAGGCCAATTCCCGGCAGGCCAGCGATCCAGTCGCGGAATTCCCTGTTCGTCTTGTGAGGTGGTATTCCCCTTCTTAAGATGGTGATAGACTGCGCCAAATACTTGCTCTTAGTGCGGGGAAAGCGGTACCTGATCTTCCGTCCGTTCACCAGCATCGGCCGTGTCAGGATGGCATGGAAATCATTGTAGGAGCAAGGATTCTTCTTGAGAACCCCACTCTTTTTCACCTTGGTAAAAGCGGCAAGCCCCACCTCCGCTGAGATACCGTGGCCTCCCAGAAGACAGCCAGCAACTTCCTCCTCAAGCGTGTCTCCCAATTGGCATTGCGCAAGGTCGCAGGCGGGCTCCATCAGCCACGCTTGGGCCGCCCAGAAGGCGGGGGTGAATAACTTGTCTGTTCGCCCCCAGCGCACGCCCGTCATGGCGTAGTCATTTTCGTGCGGGAATTCTCTCGCTTCGATCTTCTTGTGGAAGGTTCTGTATACGATCTGTGACATAATTCTCCTTTGCTCACACCCTCAGCCGGAGCTCGTATCGACACTTCCTGTTGAGATCTTGAACGACATGAGAGCCCCCCGAACACCACTCCTTTCAGTGACACAATTCGAGACAGTTCCTCTGCATCGCGCTATCACACAAAAAAGCACATGGCAGCGAGATGTCAACCGCGGACAGGTTGCTCGCTGGGTTCCACTGCACGGCGGATCCCAGGCGATGCAGCAAACCGGCTCAACGTCCGGGTCCACCAAGGGGCGCAATTCATGCAGTTCCGAGAGGCACTGACGTGGGCGCGCCCGTCTCCAGCCGCGTAGGGTCCGGCTCGAACACCACCGTGGTGCGATGGTTCGGTTCAGCCAGGCACAACTGCACTTCTCGGCCGCTTTCCGTCTTCAGCGTCTCCATCAGTCTGCCACACACCGGACAGTTTTCCTGTTTCATCGCACTGCTCCTTTCAGTTACAAGACCACTCACACATCGCCCGGGCCCCACTTCAGGCAGTAGACCCCGTAGAAATCTCCGCGCATGAGCATCAGCGGGTTTGAGATGCTCCCGGTGATGAACCAGCCGGACGACCGGATCTCCAGCCCGTAGCAGGTCTGTCCATTGCAGCCCGTCGTCTTATTCCCGTGGATCGTCCCAAGCCGAACGTTCGCGTTCAGCTCATTGTCCAGGGGAACAGCCGGGAGGTTCCTGAACTGCAGCTTCCCGCGCAGCTCAAAGGTGTCTATCAGAGTGCCCACGGCAGGCTGGTTCGCCCACGTCAGGGCTGCGGGGTCATAGTCCTCGATGATGGGGTAGATGGAGAAGGTCGCGCTGAACTCGACCGCCTTGTCATTGTCCACCGACATGCTCAGCAGATACCCCGTCGTCGGCCAGCCTCCGAGCGCCTGGACGATCCGAACGGGATTACCGGACCCGAAGGTCTCCGTAGCCTTGAACAGCAGGCGCTGCTCCGAATTGGCCGTATAGAACTCATTCTCGATGTGCCCGCTTGCCGAAGCTGTCCCCGTGACCTGGTCCAGCAGATACGGACTGCCGAAGGTTACGTACTCGGCACCCGCGGAGACGGTGCCACTGCTAAAAGGGAACCGGACGACGGCCCACCTTTCCCCTGTTCCATCCTCCTTCCAGAGGACCTGGGCCGAGCCGCTGGATGCGCTCTCAAGCAGCGTGGGGTCTGCAGCGTCCGGATTCACCTCGGCATAGCGGTGGCCCTCGTCGATCACGTTCAACAGCACCGGCCAGATGCCGCTCACCAGGCCGATGCCGGCGCTGTTCACGGGGAGGATCGCCGACGGGGTTCCCGCGTCATCCCGCGGCTGGCCCTCGAGGACGATGGCCCAGCGGCCGACGTGGTCGGACGTTGGCTTCACACCGATGATCACACGGCGCTCCAGGTTGATGACCCGGTCATTCTCGTGATCGCCCGTCATCCCGGACGGGAGAACCACGCCAGGCGTCGACGCGATGCCAAGGACGTGACCGAAGTCCACGTCCTGGTCGGAGCTGTTCTGGAGGATCACCATGCCGGGGTCGTTTGCGTTGGCGATGCGTCCGCTCCCGGAGCGGTAGAGGTTCGCACGCGAGCGCGCGGTCGCCATGAGGATTTCGTTCATGGTCGCGGCTTTGATGCGCAGTCTCTCGCCTGTTCTCACCTGTCGCATGTGGTCTGTCATGGATCACCCGCCTGCACTGACCGGGATCAGCGAATAGTCCCCATATTTGATGACCTTGTTGACGTAGGCCACGGCCGGTCGCTTCTCCATCAGCTTCTGCGTCGAGTTGTAGTACTCCTCATACTCGACCCACAGGTATTCCCAGCCGGTCTTGTTGATGGGCGTGCTCGTGCCCGTGCCGATCGCGCCGATGGTTTGCCCCTCGACGTTCTCCTGCACCCAAAAGCCGAAGGTCAACTCGTGGTTGCCGTCGGCGCGTTCACCTCCACGGACGCCGAGGAAGCACACCTCCCCGGGCTGAAAGCCGCGCCAGATCGTGTCGTTGGTGCAGGGGGTCAGAGCCGCCATCCGCCTGCGGAAGTCGTCGTCCACCTCCGCGGCGGCCAGCACCTTCGTGCATTCGAGCATCAGGACGCCCGTCGGCACGTCGCAGCCTTCGATGCCGTCGCGTGTGACGCGGATCGCGCCTCGGTAATTCCGATACTGCTTGCCAGGTGCCGGGTAGGGCCTCTCGAATACTTCCGGCTCTCCCATCTTCAAGCCTTGTGTGATGTGTGCGGTGCCGCCCTGCGTGTTGAAGCTCCAGCGCTCTTCTCCGACGGACAGAGGCGACGGTGATTGGTCTTGGTCCTGCTGGCTGGCATACTCGGCACTGCCGAGCCAATGCCCATCACCGGAGATGGTATCCACCCACACCGGATCCACGCGGCAGCGGGTGCGCGGAGTGTTCTCGTGGGTCAGCGGTGCGGTCTCCTGCAGCTCATCGAGGGCTTCCTTTCCATCATCTGTGCCGTAGATGTTGTAGAGAAGCTCGCGCGTTCCCTTGTCGTCCATCATGCCACTGTTATTGCGCTCGACCACCTCGACCGTCACGCTTCCCCTCCCCTACTCGAACCGCAACGCGTCGACGCGCTCGAACTGGCGCACGAGTTTTCCCGTATTCTCCGCCGTCTGTCGCATCGACTCGGCCATGCCTTGCTGGGTGACGCCGCCGATGAGCTGGGTGAAGTCCCCGCCGAAAGTCCCCGCCGTTCCTCCCGCCACGAGCGTCCTGCCGGGTCCACCCGTCATCACGGTTCCCAGGACCTCGACAAGCTGCTCGATGCTCCGTCGGCGTGTAACCGCGGGCTCAGGCCGCGCCTTCGTGCCGTCCACGTCCAGCAGACGGCTCTTGAGTTCAGCTGCCTTGTCGGATGCCTCATCAAGGAAGCGCGTGTCCACCTCCGGCGTCACCGTCGCGTCCTGAAGCTCGGCCAGGGCCGCCCGAGACTTCTCGCTGCCGTCGTCCATCTCGGCGAAGATCTTCTTGTAGCCCTTGGCGACAGCGATCGCCGCCGCGGCCGCAGCCGCCAGTCCGATGGCTACGCCGACGATGGGCACCACGTTGCCCTCCGCAAAGGCCTTGAAGGCAGCCATCACCGCCGAAGCCACCGTCATTGCCATTCGGAAGCCGGTGACAATGGCGCCAAAGGCCGCAAAGACCTTGCCGAGGGCGAACACGGCCAGTCCCACCCCCCCGAGGACCGCCCCAAACTTCAGCAGGCCGACGACCAAGTCCCTGTGCTCCTTGATCCAGTCCCGGACGCGCGGGACGAAGTCCTGCACCCAGAGCGCGAAGTTCTGAAGCGGACCGGCAAGAGCCGCGCCGATCTCGACGAAGACCATCATCGCGGAGGCCTGCAACGCACTGAGGGTGTCCTGGAACTCGACGGCTGCTGCTGCCGCCTCAGTCGACATGGTCAGCCCGAGACGCTGAGCCTGCTCGCGCAGCTGCTGGACACCTGCAGCTCCGTCGGCAAGCATCGGCAGCATCGCGGTTCCGGAGCGCCCGAACATGTCCACGGCCACCGCCGCCCGCGTTCCAGGATCCTCGATACGGGAGATAGCGTCTGCGATGGTGAGAAAGCGCTGTTCGGGCGACAGGGCCATCACCGTGTCCAGCGAGAGCCCCAAAGCCGAGAGAGCGTCCTGAGCGGTTTTCAAACCGCGCCCTGCGTCATCGACCGTGGAGTTCATCTTCCTGATCGCCGTGTCCAGGTCGGTCAGGGAAATGCCCGACTGGTCCGCCGCGAACTTCAGCTCGGAAAGCGCCTCCACGCTGAAGCCGGTGCGCTGAGACATCTTCATGAGCTCATCGCCCATGGCAGAATAGGACTTCACTGCCGCAAGGAGCGGCGTGAGGATCGCCGCGCCCCCGATCATCATTCCGCTGCCGATATGGGAAAGCGTTGCCCCAAACGTCTTCAATTGCCTCTCGGCTCGCCTCAGGGCGGCGTCCATCTGATTCCTGATGCCGAGCTCCACGTAGGCCCGTCCTGCCCTGATGTCGGAGCCCCCTGGCATGTCAGTTCCCCCTCAGCGAATCGCGGAAGAGCTCCGGGATGCGCGGCCGCTCGCGCTCGAGCGCAGGCCCCATGAAGGGCCTCGGCGCGCGCGTTCCTTCGATGACGCTCGGGCCGTAGAGCTCCTCGTTGAGCTCGTTTGCGCGCGCCGCCTGACTCGCTTGGTGCAGTTTCGCATAGGTGACCTGACGAACCTGTCCGCGCCAATCCCGGGAGGTTTTCGTGGTGCGCGACTGCCGCCCGCCGATGCGGATCTCTCCAGAGCCCCCGACGCGACGCTCCTGTCGACGCGGGTTCTTTCGGTGGACCAGGCCGCCGAATTCAAGCCCGTGCGGAGCGTCGGTGCTGTTTGGCAGACGTGCTGGGCCGATGACTGCTGAGTGCGTCGGTTCGTCGAAGTAGTAATAGAGAAACTTCCGGACAAAGGGCCGAGGCCGTCGCGCCCGGGGTGGCTCTCCAGGAGTGCTCACCAGTCGCGACTTCGCGGACACATATCGCATGGACCTTTGGGCCGTGAGACGGACGCGCGCAGCTGCCTTGGGAAGCTGACGGTCGCTTGCATCAAACAGCGCTCGTTCGACCTTCTGTCGGTCAAAAAACGAGTCCTTCGCGAAGCGAATATCGACTGAAAAGCCGCCGCCAATGCGGCCACCCCGCTCGCTGTATGCAAGCGTCTTCATCACGCCCATGACATGTCCCTATCCGATGCCGTTCTCGGCCTTGTACTTCTTGACGAACTCCTTGACCTTCGCGTCCATCGACTTGCTCATCGCGGAGAGGAAATCGATAAGCGGACCGACCTGCTTGCCGCTCTCGTCGAGCGTCGGCTTCGGGAGCGCTTCGATGCCCTTCTGCACCGCCACGATGACCTGGTCGATGACTTCGTCCTTCGACTCGGTTCCGTTCTTCAGTTCGACCAGGAGCTCCTTGCCCTTCTTCGTGGCGAAGAAGAAGTAGGCCGCTCCGATCACGGCGAGCCCCAGCAAGATCCAGCCGCCATAGGTGGGAACGATGTAACCCACAAAAGCGATGGCTGCGCCGCCGGCGAGGGTAATGAGCCCTCCTTTGGTGTCCTTCATGAAGACGATGATGGCCACGCCCCCGGCCATGACGAGCGCCCCGATCAGATACATCCAGCCTGACGGCATGGCCCCGCTGGACGCGGAGAACATCCCCCCGGTGGACTTCCCCGTCGAGGAGCTCTCGCCCGTCTCTCCAAGGCTCACCTTGGCAGCCGTTCCGGTGTCGAACTTATCTTTCTGGGGCTGGTTCGTCGAAAGCCCGGATCCCCGCGTGTCGCCCTCTCGGAAGGACGTCGTCGTGTCGTCGTTTTTCGATTCGCTCTCGGACTCGGTGATGGTGATCGTCGAGCCGGGCTTGGCGTCGATCATCCGCCCATCCGGGAGCCGAACCGGATCCGCGTAAGCCGGACTTCCCGGCAGGATCCAGTCAAGCGCGACATCCCACCAGGCGCGCTCCGGCACCGCCCTGCTCTGTTGTTTCGGAGCGGGGGCCGGCGTTGGTTTCGGAGGGGCGGGCGTGATTACCGGTTTCGGTGTCTCCGGATTTGTCGGCGTTTCGATGGTGATCGTGGTCGTCCTGGTCCTCGCCATTCCGCCCTTCACCGCCGACTCCTGATGGGTGATCTTGTTCTCAGGCGGCGATACTTCCGTCCTCGGCATCAACGTCCCGCAGCCGACGCAAAACAGCAGGAACACCAACAGCGAACCGATCAGTGCACTTCTCATGGCCCTCTCCTTTCCAAAAGCGAGCGTTTACGCCGCGTCTTCAGTAATAACCACCTCGATCAACAGCCCCTGACCCTTCGTGCCGGTGGCACCCAGGAGCGCGATGACCAGAATCAGGATGTCTCCCTGAACGCGATCCGCGTCGGTGATGGTTCCCTCGATGACTGCGCAGTCGTCCTGAGCGTCGTTATAGGTGATCGGGTCGTCCAGGATCGACGCCGGAGTCGGCGTGCCCTGGTCCGCGACCTGCAGGTCGACTGTGAAGCCCTCGTTGCTGTCGGAAGGAGCGTCCAGGACGGTCACCTTTACGGCCTCGACGACCGCGGTCGCACCGTGGATGAGGGCGAGCGGGACCGGCGCCGCGACGATGTCCGCCCCGTCGTCCTGCCTGTAGGTGAAATGATGACGATGCTGAAACTTGCTGGCCTTGATGCCGGCTCCCACTTTCACATCATCATCGTCCACGGTCCCCGTTGGGATCGACATTGTCTTGGCGCTCAGGTTTCCATCGACGTAGAAGTCCGTTCCGATCCTGCTCGACCCTGACATAACGTTTCCTCCGTTCAGTTCCTTCGCTTCGATTTCTTTCCCGGCTGCACGTAGACTTCCTTGAGGATCCCGATGTTCTGACTGGTGATGCGTATGCCCCGTGAGCCTGTCGGCTTCGCCAGAAGCGGGTTGACCTCCTCGGGCTTAACCGGGCGACGCGCGATGCGCCCCGCCCAGTTGATGATCGTCGCCGCCAGCCAACTCGTATGGCTCCAGGCCTCGCGCACACGCGCATCCGCCATCAGGAGGAGCTCTCCCCAGCGGAGACCGTCGAGGGCGGCTCCGGCGACCCCGACGATTCCTGCTGCCCTCCAGAGGACTTCCCAAGGCCCCGGATCCCCAGCATCTCGTCGAACTCGCCCGACTCGATCCGGCGCACCAGCTTCTCCGCTCCGGGCTGCCCCGCCCTCGCCGCCTGCTCCAGACGCGCCAGGGCGGCCGTCAGGGCCGCGCGCAGAGCCGGGCTTCGAAAAAAATCGACGACCTCCTCCACGAACGCCCGGAAGGCCTTCTCCATCGGCTCACCGAACATCGTTTCCGCGAAGTCCTCCTGACTCACGTCCAGCTTCTCGGCCTGCGGCTTCAGGAGGACGTAGATGACGTCCACCGCGAAAACCAGGTCGCCCGTGAAACGCTTCACCGCAGCCAGGCGTTTTGCCTCGTCGCGGTCGTCGATCATCTCCAACATGTCCGCCCCAAGCAGTTCTCGCACGCGCTTGACCCCGCCGATGCTCACGGCCAGTTTCCAGGTCCTTCCGACCCCGTCGACAATCTCCCTCATCCGATCTGCCCTCCCTTGTTCCGCGCGCTCACGTCTCGACCGGCCACCACTCGGGCACGTGCGCCGAGCGGGCCGGCTTGATCACCAGCGAGCAGATCATCAGCCCATCCTTCGGCTGCGGCTGACTGAACTTCAGGATGGTCCACGTCGCCCGCAATCCAATTGCGCCTTCCTCGTCGCGCGGCCGGTCGAGCTCCAGGAGCTCGATCTTCACCCTGTCACGGTAGGCCTGCCACAACGCCTGGTAGCCGGTGTCCTCAGGCAGGTGGAGGCCCTCCACATTCATCGGGACTTTCATCAGGCCGGCCGCTGCGAGTTCAAATCCGCCGCTGCCCCGCGTGGTCGCGTCGTGCTCGCTGCGCTCGTGGTCGAGCGTCACCTCGCGGATGCACTCCATCAGGTCCGTCCAGACGGGCACCTCGTAGGTTCCTGCCCCGCCGAAGTCCGTGGTCTTGTTGTAGTAGAGCTTCCCCTCGTAGCCGAGCCGCTCCAATGTCTCCGTCATCGCATTTCTCCTCGCTTATGCCGCTTCGGGAACCGTGTACCACTGAGGCACCTGGGTTGAGAGCCCCGGCTTGATGATCACCGACGCCGTGACGTTGCCGTCCTTGGGCTGGCCCTCTCCGAACTTGAGCACCCGCATTTGTGCAAGCAGACCGGTCCGGCCGGGCGTCGTCATCGGGCCGTCCATCACGGCCATTTCGATAAGCGTGTTGTTCAGGAACGCCGCCAGAAGCGCCTGGAAGGATGGGTTGCTGGTGACCCAGAGCATGTCGAATGTGGCCGGCGCCTTCATGAGGCCTGCTGTCACCACCTCGAAGTCACCGCTGGCGCGTGTGGTCGCGTCATGCTCGTTGCGCTCGAGGTCGAGCGTAAGCTCGCGCACCAGGTTTACCTCAACCCAGGTCGGGTCCTCATGGGTGTTGGCGTTCCAGTAGAGCTTGCAGTCCTGCCCGCGCGTCTCTCCCTCTCCACTGTCAGCGGCAGGGGCCGGAAGTTTCCCCACGAGGCTTGTGCCGCCTGGTCCGAACTCCACATTGGCACGCACGTCGGTCTTGTCGGGGATGGTGAAGCGAAGCACCAGGTTCCAGTTCTGGTCGGAAACCAGCCCGCCGCTGTGAAGGAACGTCGAATCCCAACTGGCAAAATCACCCTCGAAGGAGCAACCCCCGCCAGCGTAGACGACGTTCGAGGATATGAAGCTCGTCTCAGGCCCCTCGATGATGCAGCCCTCGGCCACAGCAAGGATCTGCGTGGCCACAGCATCAATCGTCGCATATTCCGAGAAGAGGATGGTCTCCTCGAAGGGATCCCCCTCGTCCGGAACGAGAGAAAGAACAATCCTGTCCGCATGCTTGGTGATCCCGGTCAACGTCAGAGAGTCACCATACGTGCCGCCACTGTAGGCCAGAGGCTCCCATTGGAAACAGATGCACGGAAGGTCTTTCGTGATTTCGCTCATTGTCCATCACCCCCTTGCAGCCTGACCTGCTTGGACTGGATGAGGCTGATGGCGTCATCCAGCCGTTTCTTCGCCTTCGCGATAGCCTTCTCCCGCTCGGCCTCTCGCTGGTCAATGGCGGCTTTCTGAGCCTGCAGTCGCACCACAGCGGCCTCCATCGCCGGAAGTTTCTCCATCCTGTCGGGCATTGTCTTTCCTCCCGTTAACGAACGAGCTCAAACTTCAGAGTAAGCACGCTCGTGAACTGGCCGAGCTTGCGAATGTGTCCCGGATGGAAGACCGGCTCGTTTTCGACTTCGCTCCACGCGGCCTTGGGATACTCCGTCAGCCGGCGCTGCTTGAAGAAGTCCGAAATCTCCTCGACCAGGTCCATCAGCGCGTCCGGAACGTCATTGTCTCCCTGCGGGATCTTCTGCTGCACCGCGACGTCGATCTCCACCGTGTCCTGAACGGATCCGCGCGAAGCCGTTTCCGTGCGCTTCGAGCGCGGCACGACCGAGACAAGCAGGTCCTTCGTGTCCTTCAGGTCGAAGACGGGCTGGTAGCGGCGCACGGCCTCGAACTCGATGCTGAACTCGTGGCCGTTCAACTCCGTCACGACAGCATCCGCGATGTCGATGACGACGGACATATCAGCCTCCGAAGGCCTTCTTCACCACCTCGACACCCAAAGCCCCCGCGATGATCCCGGCGAGCCCACAACCGAAGGCCACGCCAGCAGCCCACGCCTTCAGCCGCAGGTAGTTGGGGCACCTCGTCACGTGACGGTCGATCACAATGTCGGCGATGCGGAAGATCCTCAACTCCTCGGCCTCGGTGAAGATCGGCTCATCACTCTTCATTTGCCGCGACCTCCTTCGTATGCACGCGCATTGTGCGATAGTAACCGTCGCTCCAGCGCCAACACTTCTCCGAGCCCGGAGAGAGGACCTCGTAGACGTGCCCACCCTCCTCGATACGATCCCCTGGCCGGGGTTCGGTCGCCGAACCGCCCAACACCAGGTCCACGGCCGACAGGATGTAGTCGCGCGTCTCGAACTCGATGATGCCGCCGGCCTCGTCGGACATCTCGAAGACGCTGCGGCCGAGCTGCACGGCCAGCTCGCAGGAGTCCTCCCCGCGCCGGTAGGTTCCGGCGCGGGAGAGGTTCTCCTTGCATTGCTCGTCCAGCCAGGCGTCCTTGATGTCCATCAGGTCACGCATGGGGCGTTACCTCACACTGTGCTGAGTGCGCAGCCGTCGTTAACGACCACCGACCACCGCTTGTTCGCGCCGTTGGCCTTGGCCACCAGGAGGATCGCGTCGCCGGCGTCGTCCATCGTGATCGTGTTGTTGCCGGTCTGGTTGACGGTCGTGGCGCACGTGATGACGCAGTTTCCGCCGTCCGTCTTGAGCGACAGGAGCAGCAGCTGCCCGATGTAGGTAGGGGCGGCGAGCGTCCTGGTCTCGGCTCCCGCCGTGACCAAGTCGCACTTGCCCGAGTCGGTCACGGGGATCGCCCCGGCGTTTCCGGGATCCGTGAGATCCGCCGTCAGGGCGTTGTGGACCGTGTTGGTTACGCTGGCCACGCCGATGAGGGCGAGGCGCACCACCTCGTCTGTCGCCGCAGCGGTGCCGACCGCGAAGCCCATGAAGGTGTTTCCGCTGGCGGTCGTGGTGGCGCAGCCGGTGCCCGCCGTTCCGCCGTAGGGGTCGCCATCCGCGTCCCAGTAGATGGCGGCTCCGTCGGTGATCTGTTCGTTTGCCTTGACCACGTCATGCAGGCCGTCGACGCGGATCTGTCCGAGCGTATTCGCGGCGATCGCCCGAGGTGCGATACCGATGTGCGAGCCGACGACCACGACCTGCCCCGCAGCCACCGCCGAAGTTGGCGTGTGGTCGATGTATTTCCCCTCGCTCACGAGGACGCCCTGAAAGTCCTGGGCGAAGTTCGCTCCCGCCAGGGCGATCAGTGCCGCGAGTGCGACAATCACGAAAATCGGTTCCATTGTGCTGCCCTCCTGTTCCTGTTTCGTCGAAGGTCTCCTCCCCCGGAACGTCCGGGGGAGGGCTGTGTTTCTCAGTTCAGCATCACCCGCCAGCGCTCTTGACCCCGGCGCGCCACTCGGCCGTTCCCACGCCGAAGTCGAAGTAGACTCGCCAGATCATCCCCAGCAGGTCCGCTTGGGCGTCGAGCCCGAAGTATTCGACCGTCGGCATGTCGTTTCCGTTGAGGTAGGCAATCTCGAAGCACGGGTAGCGGTTCGGGTCCGCCAAGAGATACCAGGCCGTGGTCGAATATCCGGGGAGTTTGGAGTTCCCAAGCCACTGCGAGACAAGGGGCGCTCCGCCATACTCGCCGGCATAGATGTTGCTGTTCGCCTGGACCGACTTGGCGGAGGTGCTCGAAAGCCCCGTCACGATCAGCGTGCCACTGGGCTTCAGAAGTTGCCTTGCGGCTTCGGCGTTCGTTGTCGAAACCAGCACGATCGTCGGGGTCACCATTATCGGGTCTCCGTCCGGACCCGTCTGATCCTCGAAGGCCTTGACCGCGAGTCCCATGCCTTCGGATCCGAAGGCCGTGCCGGAGAGATAATTCTTGTGTGCCACGGTGAAGTGCGAAGCCCCTGTCCCGGTGGCGTTCACGACCTTGAAGAGCGCCTTCTCACGGCTGGTGAAGCTCTTGATGGCCAGCCGCTTCGAGTTGGTCGTGAAGGCCCCCATGTCGTCGTTCACCGCGTCCTCTCGGCTCAGGCCGAGCACGGCCCCACGCGTCTTGACCTTCCGCGTGTAGGACTCCTCCGTCAGCTTCAGGTGTTTCAACTCCCCGCTCGGCGCGACCTCCTCGAGGTCCCCACTGAGGGCCAGCGAATACACCGTATGCGTGTGAAAATTCGGATGATTCGCCCGCCCCGCGATCCTCGGTGCGATGTATTCGGGCTGGTCGGCCTCGGCGGCCATGGCCTTGTTCGCCACGTTGCCCAGGATGCCCGGCAGCGAGATCGTCGAGACGCCGGCGGCGCGCAGCTCGGGCGCGGCGTAGGCCAGCACCTCGCGCCAGTTCCCCACGGTGATCCGCTCGCGGCCGCGGTAGCCATTGGCACGCGCGGCGATCAGGATCAACTCCTGGAGCCCGATGTAGCGGAACCGCTCGTCGGCGGCTTCGACCACCTCTTGGCGCACGCGGTGTTTCTTGATGAGGTCATCGCCAGAGATCCCTGCGGACATGCACGCCGCCGCTTCGAGCACCGCTCCGCTCGGAGGCACCGACTTGCGTTCCTGGATCCCCGGTGCTTGGGGACGCGCAATGCGCGTCAGCTCCAGCTCCGTCTGGGTCAGGGTGAGCTTGTCGCGGACCGCCTTCGCGCAGACCTCCTGAACCTCGTCGGCCTTGTCCAGGTTCGCAGCGGCATACTTTACTCCAAGCTCCTCGATGCCCTGCACGCGCTTCCCTTCGGCCACGACCGCATCGATGCTCGCGAACCGCTTGCCCTCGCTGCCGCCGTCCGTCCCGTCGGTGCCGGGCGTCCCGCCGCCACTTCCCGCCTCCAGTTTCACCTCGGCCTCCCAGACCCGGCGCAGCGTTTTCTTCTCCTCGTCGCTGGCCGCCTCGAGGCCTCTCGCCTTCAGCCACTCTTCGAACGTCTTCATATCGCTTCCTCCTCCATGGTAACGAGCGGCCAGCTTCGTGCTGGTGTTCTTGTCCGCCCCGAGATCACAGATCGAAACCTCATTCAACGTACTCTCGCGCACGATGTTCATGGGCCCGGCCACGCCGCGCCCGTTCACCGTATCCGTCGCACCCGGCTTCAGGAACTCCACCCGCTCGATCGAGGCCCCGATCGACACCTGCCAGGGGAATCCGTTCTGTGCGCTTGAGACGAAATCCTTTGCCTCCGCGGTCTCCGTTCGGCTCACCACGGCTCGACCCTTCACGATGCCGTCGGCGATCTGCGCCGTTACCGTGTGGCCGACCCCCACGTTGCGCTGATGAATCATCCTCACGGGCAGGTCCTGGCGCTGGATCTTCAGCCCGGCCAGGTCGACGATCGCCGGGTAATAGAAGGCCTCCACCTGGATAGGAACCCCGGTGTATGCGGTATAGTCGAAGCCCTGGAGCTTCTGCCCGTTCTCCTCAGCCGCCGCCTCCACGAACTGCAGCGAACCGCCGGAAAGCTCGATGACGCCACCAGGCGCCAATTCGGCCGTCGCTGGGGCGGGGTTCTTGCGCTGCTTATTCGGCAGAACCATTGCGTTCTCCTTCTGAGTCAGGCGTTTCAGTCGGTGCAGTCTCGGGGCGCTTCTCATACTTCCGCGGCGGCAGCCCCGCCTTCTGCCTGTCGGCCGCCTCCTGGTCGCGCTGCTTTCGCTCGGCGTCAGGGTCCAGTCCCATCCGCTCCCAGTAACGCTTCTCCGTCAGGAGCCCCGCCTCGACGAGGTCGATGTCCGCGGAGATTTCCTTCTGCTTGTCAACCGGAACGGGTGGCGGCCAATCCCACTTGTGGGGCAGCGTCTCGTCTTCGATCCCAAGAACCCGTCGCTCCTCCTCCCACCACGCATCCACGATGGGATCAAGTGCCTGTATCTCGCACTCCGTCTGGTTCACGTCGACGTAACGGAAGAAGCCCTGATGATCGAGCTTGCCGCTTGAGTAGTTCATGTCCTTGGCCGAGCCCAGGACGATCAGAAGCGGCATGCTCACGCAGCGGCCGGCTTCGCGCAGGCGCTCATCGATGTACTGCACGTAGACCGTGGTGGGCTGCTCGGCCTTGATCTGGCTGGGCTTCCAGCCCTTCGGCGCGAAAACCGCTGTCCCGGCCACGAGTTCCATCTCGGCCATGGGCTCGACGTCGGCCGGGCCCTCCACCGGTGCGGCCTGCGTCTCCATCAGCACGTTGATCTGTGCGGCGGTCCTCGCCGCCGAGAGCACGGCCAGGGTGTACTCGCGTATGTCGGCGAAGATGCGCAGAGCCGGAGTGATCTCCGGTATGGCGCGACACTGCCCGGGACGATCCGGGACGAACCAATGAATCACCTGAGAGGCAGGGATTCGGTCGAACTCCGCAAAACGCTGTGGCAGGCCGGACCCCGGATGGTCCTTGAGAACGTGATACTCGATGGGGTTGCCGTCATTGTCATACTTGATTCCCGAAACCTCCTGACGGCGCTGCAGGTAGTTCGGGGTTTCCACCTGGTCGGCCTCGACGAGGCGCAGATCCAGCTTCACGTGGTGGCGCAGCGCATGATTGGTGATGAACAGGGCGAACACCTCTCCATCATGGAACCGCGCGGCCCGCATTGTGCGCAGCTTCTGAGCGAGATTCACACGCACAGCCCAGCTTACCCAATCCGCCTCGATCCTTTTCGTGAGCTTCTTGTCATCGAGGAGCACGTTCAGCGTGGGGCCCGTCCCGATGACGTAGTTGACCAGCGCGATCTCCATCCCCCTGGCGTAGGAGTTGTTGGCGATCTCATAGCGAGCGCGCATACGCAGAGTGCTGCGGACCTCTGGAGTTAACGCTGCGTCGGGTGCAAGGGTATCCGCGTGCATCCAGTGCTTGCGGTTCTCAGGCGTGGTGCGCGCGACGTCGAAGCGCGCGCGGATGGGGCGTGCCGGCAGCTGCGCGACTTGTGCCTTGCGAGGATTGCTCGTTGACTTGGCGCGCCCACGGGCCATCAGACCGTTCCCCCCGAGGTGATACGGACCCGGCGCAGGAACCGGGCCGGGTTCTTACCGCTGGCCAGCGCGTCACGGCCGGCCAGATACTGGTCGGCGGCGATCTGCTCGGAGAGCGAGTGACCCTCGATGCTGCCCCGGTCGCCCGAGGCCTTCGCCGGCCCGGCTGCGTTCTCTGCGATGACGTCCTTCAGTTCGTCCGCCACATCTGTCCCTCCGTGCCAATAGAAAAGGCCGTGCCGGGTGTGCGGCCCCGCACGGCCTTCTATTGGCTTCCGAGTTTTGGAGTGACCCGTCGATCACCCCTGCTTTGAGGCTACATGATGAATGGGATGCGCATTCTCCGTCAACGCGAATTTCCGTTAAGGCCAAAATACGCTACCCGTAGCGTATGAATCCTCATTTTTCTCCGTTCTCGGTCAATTCGTAGGTGGACCAGACGCGGCCACAATATCGACATTGGCGGCGGCGACGCGTTTTCCCCATGGGAGCCGGGCGCGTCTCAAGGGTCTCGGAATGACGACAGCCACAGTTGGGACACTCCGGTGCCGCGCCACCCTCCGGGATTTTGTCTGTCGCCTCTTTCACGCGCGCCTCCTCTTCAAGTCGCTGCTCGTCAGCGTCTTGCGTTTCGTTTTCGGGAATTCTCCCAGGACCGAACAACCCAGCATGTTCGCGGCAACCCCGCAGCCGACGAAGCAGTCCCAGAGGTGGTTATCACGCTTCGGCTTCCGTTCCTTCCACACATCGATGTCACGCCCCCGGGCCGTCACGCGGATCGAGTATTCCGAGGTCCAATGATCGGCGATCAGCTGGTGCGCGCGCGGGTCGGCGCCGAAAAGGGTGATGCTGCTCGGATCCCCCATGCCGGCAGAGAGACGCTCGGCCATGACGGTCTTCCAGTAGTAAGTGTCGATGTTGCAGTATCGGATGCCGCGCTTGCGGTTCGGGGGTGGGATGATGTAATGCTCTCCCAGGATCTCACCGGGGCGCTCCTGATACTCGTTCCAAGGCCTGTTGGTCGGGCCGATGTAGATGCCGTGGCAGGGCATGAGGATCGAAGCGTGTGGGCTCTGACGGCAGAACTTGTAAACCGTATCCGTAGACCGCCCCCAGTTGGCGTCGATCAGGCAGCGCTCAATTTTCATCACGCCCCCCGATGCCGTGGACCACTCGCGGTCGAGCAGCTTGTGCGTCAGACGCGTCAGCGCTTCGTAGATGAGGTCCTCGAACTTCTTCGACTCACAGAACTCGGACATGGGATGAGAGGTGCCGTCCTGGGTGAAATAGGCGGTTCCCTGATCTGGCCAGGCCCCGTAGTCGATCACCGCACCGCCGAGCTTCGAGTCCGCGGCGAGCACCACGTAGAACAGCAGGTTCCCGTGCACGTCGATGTAGGTTACCACGTGCTCAGCCCCGATCGGGACGATCCCGCGCGCGACCCGGTTCAGACGCTGCACCAGCGCCTTTGCCTCCAGGAGCGCTGCCCCCGCGGTGACCTCCTCGTCCTTCGGCGAGTTCTGGCATTCGGCAAAGAAATCGTCGCCCAGTTGGAACCAGAGATTCATGGCGTGCTGGATGCCGGAGATCTCCTCGGGCTCGAAGTTCTCGGGCCAGCTCACCACACACCCGGCGTCCATGGCCTCCCGGCGCTCACGGTAGAACCTGGTCGCCGGCGCAATGGACTCCTGTGCCGTGGTGCACCGCAGATAAACCTCGCGGTACTCCTCCCACAGCTTCATGGCGTCCTTCGTCGGCCACTCGATGATCATCACCATGCGCCGCCCGTGCCATTCCGGATGGCGTGTGGGGTCGAGATAGCGGTCGGCGAGGTCGTCCTTGACGATCACCGTGCAGGGCATCACCGCGGCAATCGTGACCCCCGGGCCGGCCAGGCGCAGGACGGCCTTCTGAATCACTTTCTCGCGCTTGCCGCACTGTCCCCGAGAATGCGCCGAGGCATCGGTCTGCGGATCGTCAAGAATGACGAAGTCCGGGCGCACCACGATGCCGTCCGGACGGGTGAAGCGTGCACCGCGAATCCGCCCGAGGATCCCCGCCACGCGGATGATCGCCCCCGAGCTCTTCGACCCCGGGATGGTCGGCAACACGATCTGGTCCGCCTTCCAGCGAATATGCGTGCGCTGGCCCTGGTAGGTCTGGCCGGCGCATCGGTTCGCAATACCCTCAAGCGCGCGGATGGGAAAACACACCTCCGGGAAGTCCTCAAGCAGGAGATCGTTCGTCTCCAGCTGCGTCCTCATGTCCTGGATGGATTCCTCGGCGAGCGAGCGCTCGGCGGAAATCAACATCACAAACCATCGATGCCCGTAGAGGATCGCCCAGAGCACGGCGATGTCGCAGAGGGCCGACTTGCCTTCTCCTCGTGCGGCTGCCGGGGCGGCCTTGCCACCACGCAGAACCGTCTTCTCGATATCGGCGATGATCTCATGCTGATTGACGGACCACGGAAGAAAGAACACGTCCGGGAAGTAGCTCGTGCAGAACAGTTTCAGGTCGCTTTCGCAGGACATGCGACGGATGGGGTTGCAGATCGGTGGCAGGTCTCCGATGTCCTGACCGGCGCGGACCAGGGCAGCCTGACGCTCGCCGGCTCGTTTGCGATGATGCTCGTATTGCCTCCGCTGACGGGCCTTGCTCATGCCGTCCTCCCTCTCGCCGAGCCCATCAACTTCAGCGCTGCAAGGCGGCAGAGTTCCTGAATGGAGGTCCCGACCTCGGCGAGCTTGAGCGGTTCGAGGTGGGCAAGCGCAGCCGCCAGGTTGTGCTCCGTCCCTCCCTCCTCGTCCGTTGCTCCTTCCGGATAGAGGCCAAGCAGTCGGTTCAGTTGATGCCGCGCGGCCACGGCCTCCTTCAGCGTCTTCTCGCCAGAAAGCCCCTTCGTGAAGATCTTTAGGAGTTGCCGGCGCGCCAAGCCGATCTCCTCCTTGCGATCGAAGCTCGCCGCGTTCGTGATCCGCCGCCGCGCCTCCTTCAGCGCCAACCTGGCGACGGGCTCGGTCAACTGCTTGCGGTTCTTCGGGTTGACCGCCAGCCGCACGGCCTCATCGCCATCAACCCCGTTGATCAGGAGCAACGCCATCTGATTGACGGCGTCGTCCCGCAGGGCCGGGGCTCCTTTCTTCGCCTTCGTCTTCCGCGCTCCTTTGCTCTTGGTCATCACTCCTCCCCCTCTGGAAACAGGACCGAAAGAAAGCCTCCACTGCTTCCCTGCTGGTCCCAAACCCCTGCCAGCCGTTCCACCCCCCGGAAGGACCCGCGAAGCTTTCCGCCCCGCGGGTCAAGCGGGGTCACTAAGGGGCGCGTGGCTATCCGACTGGTGGTTTGCACGAAACGTCCTGCTTTGAGGGGGGAGGTTCGCCTACCCCGTCGTTTCGCGCTCCGCGCCAGCGTGCAATTGTGGAGCGGACGGGTCGGGGTCGCACCGCCTTTCCTCGCTTGGTGGCGAGGCCCCTCTAATGGGCGTCCGCTTTGGTTTTCCACGATACATCCCGGCTCCGCGTCTCTCGATTTCGCTGAATGGCAGGATCGGCACGGTCAATCGTTTCCGGGCGGTCGGGTCGATGAAGTAGATATAGCGCAGTTGGTAGCCTTCTTTTGGCCGCCAGCCGGCTTTCGCAAAGGCCCTCATCGAGGCTGCCCCACTATTCAAAATGTGATTTCCCTTTGTCATCGTCGTCCGGTTGACTATTGATACTGCTCTGGCCTGCTGCTTCTTGCTTTGACCGTCTGTTAGACTGACGGCCGCGAAGGTTTCACCAGACGGGGCCTGCCACACTTGTTCGTTCTTCTTTATTCCTGTCAGCACGAATCCCGATGCTCGGTAGATCGTCCCATCTCCGCACTGCGTGGCGTCGGCAAACGAGATCACCCATTTCAACTCGGGTCGGAACTTCCGCAACATCCGAAGGGCTATCCCAAGCGCACGGCTCTCGCTATTCCGAGGCAGGGCGTCGGTGAAGGCCAGACGGTTCAATTCGACAAACTCATTCCAGCCCGTCCCCTCCACGAGTTCCTTCGTCTTCCGTTTAAAGAGCGACGGACCGAACTGCATCACCCCCTCAAGTCGTCCGTGGTAGAAGACCCCGATATGCAATTGGCTGTTGTTGACCACCTTACCGCTGTAATGCGCCCGGCGGACGAGGGCGTTTCCCTCCTGTGCGGTAATTGGACGCAGGACGATGTTCTTCGCCTCACCCACGATACGCCTCCGCTATCCGTGCCAGGGCGTTCCCGTTGGAGTTCTCGTTTCCGGTATCGAAGAACGGCCCCGCCCCTTTCGCACGACCGATCGCCTCCTTCACCTTCTGCGTCTGGCCATCGGTCAGCGTGAAGGTCATCTGCTGAAACCCCGAGCCCGGGCCCGTCGGTATCTTTCCTGCTGCCGACTCCCAGTCTTCTTGTGCGGGCAAGTCCCCCAGGCACCGCTTCAACTCCTCGTCGTCGAATCCCAACAGCGACAGGTCTAGTTCTTCGCCCTGCAGTTCGGCCAGCTCGAGGCCGAGCAGCTCCTCGTCCCATTCGGCGATCTCGGCGATCCTGTTGTCCGCGATGCGGTAGGCCTTGGCCTGCGCCGGCGTGAGATCCGCTGCCACATGCACCGGCACCTCCTTGAGCCCCAATCGTCTGGCCGCCTTGAAGCGGGTGTGACCGCAGACGATCACCCCCTCGCGGTCGACCACAATCGGCTGTCGGAAGCCGAACTCCTTGATCGATGAGACCACCGCGTCGACCGCCTCGTCGTTCTTCCGGGGATTGCGCGCGTAGGGGATCACCTTCTCGATGCTCCAGTTCTCAACCTGCATGTTTTCACTGCACTTCCTCCTCATGCTTTGTCGATGAACGGCTGTCGGTTACGGTCCGGGGCACCGATGCTCGCAACATCGGAAGCGGGGTTTGGCCTCATGCTTCCCCGCGCTCCGGGCCTTCATTAACTTCCTTCAGACCTCCCATTCTGGATGCCGCTTCTCATCTGCCATGCGAAACATCACGGACTCCGGATCCTCCGCGGTCCCCAGCATTGCACCGGCGATGTCAACGCCGATGATTCCAAGCGCCAGCACCTCCCTGGACAGAATGCGTTCGAGTTCCTCCTTTCTGCTCGGTGACCATGAATCCTCGATAGTCTCGGGATTATCAATGAGGAGAAGGTCCGGCCTCAGCCATGCATCCTCGCCATCCGGGAAGCAAAGACCCTTCTTTGACTCGAAGACCGGAATCCACCACGCATATCGTCGTGGCCCATCATGGCAACTGGCTTCGATGAGATCTCCGAAGTCTTCGCGCACCCTCGGCATCCCATCCATCCCCAGGCCGTCGTAGATAACGCCGCGCTTGTGTTCCGAATCGCCTGCTGTGATGAGCAGGGAGAAGCGCCGATGCCAGAACACGTATGCCCATAGCTGAGCTGCCGTCAGGATCGTCGTCTTTCCGCTTCCCCTTCTCATGAGGCGTGCCGTCCGTCCGCCATGAAGGATGATCTCCTCTAGCCTCCTGACAACTCCGATCTGCTCTTCTGTCCAGGGCTCGCTGAAGTATTCCGGAAGGTACTCCCGGCAGAACTGTGCCAGGTCCGTCTTGCAGCGCTCTACCCTCTCCTCATTCATGAATCCATCTCCTAAAAATCCTTCTTCACCAGGCATGCGTTCTCGAAGGCCCGCACGTCCTCGGGACGGAATCGGACCGAGCCGCCCGCGCCCGGGAACTTGAGATATGGAATCTGCCGTCGCCGTCGCATCCTCTTGACCGCGGACACTGATACGCCCAGGTAATCCGCCAACTGCTCGGGCGACAGCAGCTTCCCCTTGCCCATGCCCGCCACCTCCCCGTTCAGACGCTCCTCCGCGCTCTCACGCATTCTCGATGGCCCTCTCGATCTCCTCCCGGTCCACCTCGACGTATTGCGCCGTGCTCGTGAGGCTGACGTGTCCCATCGCCTCCTGCAGCTTCCTCAGGTCGGGCCCCAACCGCCGCCTCAGTCGCGCCGCGAAGGTCTTCCTCATCGAGTGCGTCCCCACCCGTGCCGTCGAGATCCTCGCCCGCCGGCATGCCGCCAGCACGATCTCGTAGGCCCTGCCCCGCGAGATCGGCCGGTTGCGCAGCGTGCCCGATTGGAAGACGTAGCAGTCCGCCGTCATGTAACCGAGCTCCCTCATCTGCCGGATCCATGCCTCAAGCCTCTCAGCGGCCTCCGCGTGCAGCCGCACGGTTCTCGACGTCACGCGCCGGGGGCGCTTGGCCGACAGCAGCAGCTCGAAGCGCTTCCAGGCCTGCTCATCCTCGAAGTCCACGCGCACGCCGAAGGCCTGCACCAGCGCCATCACCAGGCGCAATGTCGCCGACTGCTTCCCCCGGCTTCGCCCCCCCTTCATCGCCCGCCGCGGCACGGTGACGTATCGGGCGACCCTCCCCCGCTCCAGCACCTGGCCGAGCTTGAGGCTGAGCAGTTCCGAGATACGGAAGCCGCTGCGGGTGCCCAGGGTGAAGAGCGCGATGTTGCGCAGGGCGAATCGTCCCGTGAAGCTCGATATGATCTTGTCCTCCTCCTCCTGCGTGAATGCCCGGCAGCCAGGCATACGTCACCTCCTCCACCACGGGATGCGGCTTGATCTGCGATTTTTTCCTCTCTGCAACCCCCCAATGCGACCGGTGTATAAGAGCATGAGAGATTGGGTCTTTGTGCCCCAATTCGGGAGGGAGACTGTTATGTCGTGGTCCAGCTTCGTAAACAGCGGTCCCGTTGTGGCTGTCGCAGCGCTTTTCATCTATTACCTCATCAAACGCCTGGCTCTCTGCAGGCATTGCAGGAATGCCCGGCTCAAGGAATGCGAGTTATGCCGCCTTGAACGGTCCGAGCGATGCCGGTCATGCCGGCAATCCGGACATTCTGATGCTCGGCGGTCTGACTGATCATGGTCTCCTCTGGAAGCACGCTGTCGGGTGAACGGAGGTCTTCTTCAGGATCTCCCTTGCCCTCTCCGGCAGCCTGTCGAGTCGACTTTTCGGGTAAATGCCTTGCCCGACCAGGTCCGGCACCTCCTGGTCGACGACGGTTGCCCCGCAGCTCGGGCAGTCGAGCTTCTCGTTCGACATCCGGAAATACTCCTCCCCGCAGATCTTGCAGATCCAGTCCACGCGATGCGGCGGTTCGAGAGGGCTGGCTGGAGATCCGACAGGCGCAGGGGGCTCTTTCGGCTTCTTCCCCTTCCCTACCGGGGCAATCGACCCGCCGTGCAACAGCACCTTGGCAAGACACGCCACCCCGATCGCCGAGCCCTCCGCCTTGGCATCGAGGTAGAGCTGCACCTGCTGCAGGATTCTTACCCGGTCTACGGTGGCCAGGATCGTCTCCACGTTGTGCTCAGCGATGCCCACTTCCAGCAGCTTCTTCTTCAGCTTGTCCCCCGCTTCGCCACCACCACCAGCCGCCTCACTTTCCGCCTTTTCGGAGGAGGGGGTAGGGGGTGGAGGTCTCCCACCACCCGCCCGACAGGATGGAGC